CATTGCTGGATTAGCTCAGTGGTAGAGCAACGGTTTTGTAAACCGTTGGTCATCGGTTCAAATCCGATATCCAGCTTAATCAGTTAACCCAATAGAAAACTCGTCCGAATCTTCAACTGGATCGTAATCAGCATCTTCTAATAACTTTAAAAGCCAGTGGTAGACACGATCAGTAACCCACCTAAGGTCTTCGTCTGGCACATCACGAATGATGGAATCAAGGCGGAGTTCACGTGAAGGTTCTCGCACGTGGTCCGCCAATAACTCAAGTGCGCGGTAACGTCCTGGTGTAAATTCCCCGAGCATCTTAATCAGCCAATCCTGCAGAAGTTAAAGCTTCCCGCGTTTCTTCATCTTCTTTATTTTTAATAACTTCAAGAATCTCAAGAGCACCAGCAACTTTTAAATACGCCTCTTTCAAAGAAAGAATTTCGTTTTCAGAGCTGCGAATCTTTTGCGTTAAGTCGGCCTGTTGCGTCTCCAATTGAGACTTTAATTTCAAAATAAAATCAGACATGGTAGCAACTAATTTTAGTTATGTTAGCAGCTTATTAGCGCTTAGCAAGCGGGGTTAACAGCCCCGCAAGCATCTCCAGTGTTCGGTAGATGCGGTTTGCTGCAACACCTGATTTTGGAGTTTTGGTTACGTTGATGATAAGTAGGGCAATAACGTGCAAATGCACAACAATTGTTGAAAAATCTTGCAAACTTTGCGCAAATAAGTGAAAATGTGTTTCCATAATTAAAATGTCCACCCCCAACCATCAGCGCCACCACCAACAAATAACCGCGGATTCATGTTTGTAAAACTGTAATGTTGATTTTTGCCTGATGTTGGCCCTTGTTGTAGCCATCGGCCACCGACAAGATCAAGTTTACCAAAAGGATCCTGTACCAACCAATAAGACTCAACATCAGAGTATCCTGAAATTACAACAAAATGTCCCCCTCCGTCTGGATGCTCAACTGTCCCATGATGAAGAATGCCGACAGCGACGGGTTTTCCCTTTTCAATTTGTTCTTTAATATCTTGAGAATCAAGATTTACTTTGAAAGAAGCAGTAACATTAAGATCAGCTAAAGCTTTAAAGTGAGCTTCACGTGTTGTGGTATCTCCATGTTTATTGACATAGCGAAGGTAGTCAATATCATCGTTAATATTTTTTATGCCCAGATATTTTAAGCACATGGCAATAGAACTAGTCTGACACTGACGCCACCCCTCTGGACCATTATCTTGTTGCCAAAAATATGGAAAATTTCGTAAGTATTTTAAATTTCCGTCAATAGCATAAGGCTTTTGTTCTGGTACTAATCCCAACCAATGTGCGTCAAATACCCACCACGTACCTAAGGACCCCAAATTAAGTTGCGTGTGTCCAGCCTGATGTTTGAGTACTGATTTGACCGCGTAAGTGCGTCCTTGATAGACCTTAGCTTTTTGATCATTAGGCAAAGTGTCTACAGCAACTGGTTCTTTTTTAAACCAAGTTTGTTGCTTAGAGGTGATACTGACAGGGGTAAACATTAACGTAGTACCTATAGTTTTATTTTATCGGTAACTATTAAAAATTAATTAGACTGTACAATGATCCAGTTGGTACCGTCACTGATTAATGTGGCGTATTTACCAGCGGTAGCAGCAAGAATTGCAGTCGAGGCCGCACCGCCCGCAAGCGGGACTACGTTACTGGTAGCAGACACAACTGTAAAAGCCGCAATTGTTTTTAACATAATTTCACGCCCTGTCCATGCACTTGCTGTAGGAAGTGTCACAGTAATAGATGCAGTTCCGTTACAAATAATCCAATTTTCTGCAATACCTGGAGCAAAATTGGTTGTTTTGGTGACAGGAGCACCGCGTCCAATTGCTCCTGTATGTGTTGCAAAGCCGCTGCTATCAATCCTGAGCCGCTCTGTGCCTCCTGTTGAGATGCCAAATGTGTTTGCTGCAGGAGCAAAAACACCGTTTTGCGTGTCGCCAGCAAATGTGAGGCTAGGAGCTGCTGCTGTTCCTGCTGTATGCGTAACTGTCAGACCTGCGGCAAGTTTCGCTGTTGTAATCGAAGCATCGGCAATCGTCGGCGTTCCAGTAATAGAATCACCTTGAAAGATACCAAAAAAAGTTAAACCTACTGTAGGCGGTGTTGTAAATGTAATTTGATTTCCATTTATTGTAAAGTCAACGCCAGGATTCTGTAAGACGCCGCCTAACGAAATGAACAGCTGATAAACATTAGACGGAACAACTGAAGAAGTATTTATTGTCAGGCTGAAAGTCGTTGCGGCTCCATTAAAAGAAGCTGAAATACTGTCCAGCTTACGGTTTTGCCCAATGGCAGGCTGCGTTCCAAGATACACGACTTACACGATCTAATCTATTGATCCATTGTAGCCGCCACAAGCATCGTTGTTAGCGGCTACAGCTTTTGAACTTAATCCGCTTCTGTGTCTACCGTGGAAGATTCATCACTTTCGGCAGTTTGTAGTTCTTTCAGCGCATTGAGAGCCCCTTGCAGTGAAAGGACTTCTCCTTTAACCGCCTCTAAAGACACAACAAGCTTGTTGTACTCTTCAATTTTGGTTTGAAGAGCAGACATCAAAGCATCAATTTTTTTAGTAAGAGCAGACATAGAACCAATTAATTGGTTTTTAAATTATAAACAAAATCTGCGCTGACTGCAGTGCGGATTTCCGCTCAATTCAAAATTTAATCAGGTGGCCAACCGATAAGTAACCCAAGTGCTCGAAGCTGTGCGGCGCGTGGCAAACCGCCCTGAGCTACTTGCTGCCACCGTAGCTGATCCAACGATGGTGTGTCCTGTATTGGCAACAACTGTTACAGCATTTGTTGCTCCGGTATTAATAATTGAAAACTCAAATGTCATGTTTACATAAGAATTATTAAATGCCGTTTCAAGATCGGCTCCAAGTGGTAATGTCATTGAAACTGCTGCCGCAGTAGTTGATGTAATTAAATCTCCTTTGATTTGTGCTGTGGTAAGAGTTGCTGTTGCATTAACAGCAGACGGAGCAGCACAGTTGTAAGCAATAACTCCATCGCCAGTGACGCGGAATTGTTCTGTACCTGAAGTACTGATGGCCAATTGATCTAAACCGGGGGAATAAAGGCCGGGTGCATAGGTAGTTCCTGTTCCAACCTTGTGTCCTGGGCTTGTTACTGTACCCGAAGCGTTGGAAACTGTCCCGGTAATACTGACATTCCCGCTACTATCAACAGTTAGTTGTTGAACACCGTTAGTAGCAATACCTAAGAAATTGCTGTTGCCAAGATATAAACCGGTATTAGTATTTTGATCAAATGTAATACTAGGCGCGGCTGCAGTACCTGAAGGAAAATTGGTTCCCACATTTACGTAATCAGCGCCTGCAAGTATTGTGCCAAAAAATGACCAACCTGCTGTAGGTGCGGTAGCAAAAACAATGTTGCTGCCGGTCAACGTAAACCCGGAAGCACCTGTTGAATCAGGCTTCTGAATAACAGTATTAACTGAAATTAAACACTGTTGTGGATTAACCGGAAAAGGAATTGGCGTAGTTCCTGAAACTTTTAAGGCAAAAGTTTTTAAACTGCCATTAAACTGGCTGCTAATATCGTCAATAATACGGTAGCTAGGAAAAGCAACTTGTAAATTATTGCCAAGATATGCCATTGCTAGTTATCCTCAATTTTGCAGTAGATAACTAATTGTCATGTCCAAAGAACTGGCTGTATCTGAGCTTGCTCGTAAAATATCGCTTGCATTCAAAATAATTTTGCTGCCCGAAATTATCTCCAATGCAGAACCTGCCGGAATTGGAGCATTTTTGATCAAATAAACGCCGGTTCCAGTAACATAAGGTAGCAAGTAAAGATTAGCATTAGCGCTGTTTCCGACTTTATTGGAAACCAGTATGCTTAAAATAATTGCTGTTGATGATGTGCCTAGTGAAAGGATATCAAAAGTGCTCGCCGTGTTTGATTCATTGGTCCCTGTACTGGACTGGACCAAACTAGATTTAGTAGCTTTTGCAAAAGTATTTGCCATTTTAACTCAGAGCAACAATAAGGGCAAGGGTATCATTTGAGATAAATGCGCCTGTTACAGTCAAGCTGCCACTGACAATAACGTTTTTTGGCATGGTAACGTTACCTGATGTGTCCAGTATAACGCCAGCAACGCCGCTACTTACAAGCGCAACCGTGCCAGCAGTAGGACTGTAAAACCCTGTGCTGCTACTATTTGCAAATTTTAATGCGCAGCTTGCCAACGAACCTGGAGATAACTTGCAATTAATCCCAGATTGCACCATCTGCGGCCAACCACCCGCAGTTACACCGTCATGTACAACACAAAGATTTTGAGTGGTATCAATAGTAAGTTCGCCAGGGGCACCCGTAAAAGTGGACGTTTGGACTGTCGTCCCTCTTCGAAGTTGTACTTGTGTTGCCATGGATTTATTTTAGTTGATTCAATCCTTTAGAATAGACCTAACAGCATTAAGTTTAATGGTAGAAACTGGAGTATTGGTTGCTGCTGCTTCTGGTGCAGCTGGCGCCTTTGTCGGAATTACAAAAGCGCATAGTAATTTTCAAAAACGGCTTAATCACAGATTTGAAAAACTTGAAGGAGGCTTAAATAATTTAAAAAGCACAGTTATTCACGACTATGTTTTAAAAGAAGATTTCTTGCGTGAGATGCAAGGAGTACACAATAAACTTGATCGAATTCTTGACTATTTAATTAGAACCTCTAGTGGTTAAGTTGGTAACCATGCGCTAGTAGCACTACTGTAAATATACATTTTAGAAAGCGCAACATCATAGTGCAATTGTCCATTTACCGGATTGTTAGGTTTACCCGCAAAAATAGTGGCTACCGCATTAACGGTTTTCCAACCAGAGCCGTCGTAAATTTTAAAAATATTTGTACTTGACTGATCGAGCCAAGATTCTCCTTTTGATAGTGACGTATAACCCGTTGGCGTAAGATTGGGTGGACTAGACCCCACCGCGATCGGTCCGACTTTAATAAGCTGCGTGTTAGGCGCTGCCGTATTATCAGCAAAATATAAACCAGGCTCACCTGCGTTGTAATTGATTGCAATTTCTGCTGTTCCCAATCGAATAGGCAACGGCCTGTCATAAAGAAGAGCTGAGCGTCGGTTAAGAATTTGTTGAGTCATGACAAAACCCTATACTGCATATGTGCCGCAATCTGTCAAAGTATCTTGACTTGTTTGCGGATCATACGTGTTGCAATCAATTGTACTACGAGAAGCAAGGTCTTCAAGAGGTTCTCCATTTAAATATTCCCCACACAGTATTAATCCAAATTGATATCCTGTGTTGTAGTTAATTAAAGGTTGATCTAAAAAACCAAATTTTGTACTTTGAATCAGTGTTGGCTCCAAATTAACAACCTTGCTCAGTACCGCTATTAAACGTTGTGAGGTATTTTTAGGCAACCCAGAAATACTGATTGCACCTGTTGCATCACGTGTGACGCTGTCAGTTAACAATGAAGTGAATAAGTACGGATTATAATCTGCAACTGATTGAGGTTGATTTTGAAAATCAGAAATAGTCGTAGATCCTAGCCAATTGTTGCCCATTTTAAGACTAGCAGAACGTTGTGCAGCCTGCCTAAAGCGTGTGTTTTCTTTTGTAAAGTTTTTGTAAAACACGTCCGACTGATCGCCGACTGGGTGGTCTGTCGGTTCGTTAATCCAGGTTCTCACGTAATCGTGTTCTTTTAAATTATTTAAAGTACAATATCCCGATGTAATTTGCGAGAAAGGGTACACAATAATAAAGTTATTTGCGTCAATAACTTGGCTTACTGTGTACTGTCCATCTATGCCTGCCCCGCTTGTAAACTCAATTTGTATTTTTGTTCCAACCGTAAAGCCGTGATTAATAGCAGTAATACTAATGTCTGGGCTATTTGATTGTTGATACTTTGCAGAAATATTAAATTCATAATTGCCTTCACTATGTGACAAAGAAAAAAACGCCGCGTAGATGTGCTTGCACCAGCGTATTTGATAATACATCAGAGCCGTATAACAAGTGCTTGCTTGATCGTTATAATCAGGAAGTTGATTAAAATTATTAGAACTGTTGTATCCCAGATCACTGAAAACGCCTACATTCTCCCTAACGTCTGAAACTGTATTGTCTTTATTTAGTAAAGTTCCGGGTTTAATTGATGTGATTGCTGTTGTAGGGAATCTGTCGCGGCTGTTGCTGCTATAAAGATCGTAACTTTCTCTTCTTGTATAATCTTGGCAAGTACACTGATAACGTAATTCTGTTGTTAAAAACCTGCCCACAGCAAAACCACGTTGAGCAGGTACCGTCAGGTTTGGAGTACTATCAACTGTTTGCACACCGTAACTATCAGCACGTTGAAAAACAAGTTCATTGTTAATTTCATCAACAAATGTAACTGTGTAACCAACATAGTCCTTGTAGTTGTACTGTTCAATTAAACGGTAAATAGTAGATGTTCCAGTAGTGGCTGCAGATCCGATTACTGTAAGCGTAAAAACTGTGTTTGACACGACAGTCACGGGATACAACCCTGGCACAGCAGCGCCCGTAACCACGGAGAAATTAACTCTATCTCCGGTTGCTAAGCCGTGAACACTGTTGCACGTAACTGTAACGGTGCTACCAATTTGTGTATAAGCTGCTACTACGCCAGGGTCGCCCTCAACAATCCTGTCGGCAAAACGTTCGCCTACAAAAGAGCCTGCCGGAGTTGGTAAATAACGTACGCGTACTCTAGTTTCCGTCCAGCGGGGGTCGGAAAAAGTAGTGGAAACTGAAACCGAAACATTTCCAACCGTGTTTACAGGTGCTGCTGCTGTACATGTAAATGAATCAGGTTTTACAGAGACAATAGGAAGTGTTGTTGTAACGCCGTTACCACTGAGCATCACCAAATAAACGTTATCGTTGACTACAAAACCGTGTTTTGGATAAGATACCGTAATCGTGGTACCTGTTTGACTGTACGGAACAGTTACTGCGTTACCTAAATACCTAACTGCCAGGATGGGCAAACCAAAATCATAAAAATTAAAACAATTAGCATCACGCATTGCAACGTAATGTTCGCCGGTTTCCACAGAACTACTGGGAAATGTAAAAAATCTTGCGGGTACAAAAAAACCGGGGTATTGTTGGAATGCGCAATAAGAACGATAGTCCCCGATAGTTCTACGTTTATTAGGAGTAGTGCCATATACGCTCTGCAAGATTGTATACATTTCGTAGCCACGGCGCCAACGTGTCCACAAACCGTCTCGGTCGTAAAAACGAATTCGGCTTTTAAAACTACTATCTTTTGGCGCAAATTTAAACGGATTATCTGTAGTATTGAATCCTAAGCTTGTGTCTTTACTCTCATCATTAAAACGGTTTAATGATTGCCCACCAAAATTATTAAGAGAACCTCCAAACGTATTTTTGCCAAAAGCCACGATTTAAATTAGTAGTATCCAGCCTGGACATTGACGTAGAACCCGTTAGTTAAAGCGGTAGGTCCACTAACGGCTGCGTAGAGTGCTTGACCACGTTGCAACATGAGGCCACGGTACTTGGGCGACACTGTACTAGTCGAGGATCCAAAATTATTTCCAGCTTGTACTACAGGATGATTAATCAACGGCAATACATTTTTTTCGGTCAAACTGAAACTCTGGCCACCAGCGACTGCTGGAACGCTAGCAACAAATAATGGAAGAAATTGAGACAATGTTGTAACAGAACTTGCACTAACAAGGTAGAAACAAATATCAATTGGTTGGTAGCCGCTGACATTGCCAGAAGTTAGTACTGTGCTGGACGATCCACCAGTAAACGTTGTAGGTGTGACGCTGCTTACCGTAACAGTTTCACTAGTTACACCTGGAGAACCGCTGCTGTATGTTAGATAAATCTGTTGCCCAACTTGTAGGTTGTGGCCAGGATATGTAACAGTAACATTTGAGCTGGTAACGTTTGCAGCAGTAATTGAGGTGGCAGGAAATGTAGAAGCATTAATAGCTTCTGCTGGGAATGTTGTACCAGTGATTGCTACAGCAGCGACACCATTAATTGCCGTAGAAGCAACTGTTTGAGAGGCGCTGACGGTGTAGGTACCAGCACCACCTGTACCTGTACCTAAAGCGGTAATAGTAGTACCGTAAGTAACGCCGTTACCGGTTAAAACCATACCGACTGAGTACGTACCTGTAATAGTGCCGCCAATGGTCAAGGTTGTGCCGGAAATTGACGAGGCTGTGGAAGTGCCCGCCGCAAAGTTTTGCGAAGTGCTGACAGTATATGTACCTGCGCCGCCAGTAGTTGCAGCGTTAATTGCAACAGCTGTACCGACTGTTTGAGAAATACTAATTGTGTAGGTACCAGCGCCGCCGGTGCCGCTAATTGTGCCTGTGATTGTTGTACCGGTTGTGACGCCGCTTCCTGAAATAGTCTGACCAACAGCAAATGTGCCTGTTACAGTTCCACCGATGGTTAATGTGGTGCCTGCAATTGTTGAAGAAGTGGACGTTGCAGTACCAAGTGCTGTAATAACAGTTCCCGCGGTTACACCAGTGCCGGTCAATGTCTGACCTACTGTGTAGGTACCAGAAAGAGCGCCTCCAACAAGCAGTGTGGTGCCTGTGATACTAGATTGAGTAGATGTTGCAGAAGCAATCGTTAATCCAGCTGTATTAATTGCTGTGCTTGAGACTGTCTGAGACGCGCTTACTGTGTAAGTACCTGCACCGCCAGCACCTGTGCCGAGCGCAGTGATGACTGTGCCTGTAGTTACGCCTGAGCCAGAAATAGTTTGACCAACGGCAAACGTACCCGTAACAGTGCCGCCTACGGTCAAAGTGGTTCCAGAAATGCTAGAAGCAGTTGATGTGCCTGCTGAAATTGTTGTAAAAGAAGGACTAATTGTGTAAGTACCTGCTCCCCCTGAACCTGAACCAAAGCCTGTAATTGTTGTCCCCGCTGGGATGTAATTACCGGAAATAATTTGACCTACTGTAAACGCACCGGAAATAGTGCCGCCGATAGTTAGTGTGGTTCCAGAGATTGTCGATGCCGTTGACGTGCCAGAGCTCAAAATAGCTCCACCTGGGCTAACTGTATAAGTACCTGCACCGCCAGCACCTGTGCCGTAGCCTGTGATAGTCGTACCCTGCGTAATCCCTGTACCTGAAATAACTTGACCAACTGCAAAAGTGCCAGTGATAGCTCCGCCTACTGTTAATGTGCTGCCGCTGAGTGTTACAGAAGCCGCAGTAGCAGCTGTTGAACTTGTAGCAAGAATTGTTGTTGCATAAGTTGCGGTAACCGGAGCATTTGCAGCAATATAGGTATTTGCAAGCTGGCTATAGCGGATCCAGATTTCGTCAATATATGCGCCACTAATTGATGTATCAACCGAAGCTGAGTCGACATCAAAAACCAGGGTGGCGTTACCGATAGCGGTTGGCTGGAGGCTTGTTGCAAATGCTTGCCCAGAGGCAACAGTAAGAAGCGTACTGGTGGTTGCCGGACGGTCAACCATCGCGGGCATCTTGTTACTGGATGAGCTGGACACGCTTTCTCTTTAATCAGTTAACCCTATTGTAGCGTAGTTTTTTTCTTTAAAGCTTTCTGATGTTTCTTTTCCTTTAACCACAGCTTCATATAAAGAAGTTCTGCTGACGCAAACTGTTCAGGATGTTGGAGTGCTTGTTTTACGAGTTTCTTTCGTGTCGTCATTGCCTTTACTCCGGCTACTTTCCTCCATTCTAATCCTTGCTTTTTTTACAGCTTCTCGCTGCCTTGCTTTTTTGTCTCTATCATCGTCCTCATCCTTATCATCGTTCTCATCCTTATCTCTGTCTTTATCAAAAGATTGCGATTCTTTATTTTTTTCTTCAGCTTTAGCCTTGAAATGAGCTAAAAGCTCAAGAGGTAACTTACCTTTGTTGGCCACGAGTGCGAAATAAAATGTACAACTGTAGTTATTCTACCGCAAATACTGGTTCTTGCATCTAAGCACTACGAATAATAGCTTGACATGGGTGCACTTGCAGTGGACACCCTGGATTCAGCTGCTCCTGCAAGGGGAGGCGCAAAAAGGGTTTGCATTCCGTGAGAAAATTTTACGCTATTTTGTCCATAATTAAATGCCTCAGTATCTTCATACGGAATAGTATTAGGTACGCGTAAATCAATGTTCATATCGGTTCCGGCATACCGCCGATTCTCCGGGCCACGAGTTTTTCTTTCTCCGCGTCCAAAAACAAATTTGTTAGCACCAGTTGCTCCGACAGGTTCATCGGGCAGCGTTTCTGTCTGCAATGCAGCCATTCGAGGTGGCCGTACCAGCTGTGTGTCTTCGGGGTGACTTGGCAAATTAACCTGTTGGTTAAAACTACCTAAAGTTCTGCTCATCGGTATACGCCAAGAAGATCATTTTGTTGAGAATTTCGAGATAATGCAACAGATGGTAACGGATCAGAATGAGAACGCATAACTTCGCGCACATATGCCGGATTATTCAGTTGATAACGAGGTTCTTCAATTCCGTTATATGCCACAACATAGGGACAATGGATGTGCTCTTCGTAACGTTGCATATGAAACGGATCAGCAAATCCTGCTGTTATCATTTTTCCATCCCCGTACATGTTTTGATATGTGACGGGAAAGCTGGAACTGTAGCCAGGGACTTGTGCAAATCTGATCATGTCATGAAGGGCATAGGTTTAAGAGCAGCAGAAAGCACTCCAACTGGGTCAAAAGAAGACGTAAGTTGTGCAGCGTTACCACTTATTAAACTATTTGCGTAATCGCCTAAAAAATCTGTAGCATCTTGTGTGTTTTGTTTAGTATTTAAATAAAAATTGTAGATATTCCTAGCGGCAGCTGGCGTCGGCGCACTTTGTTTCTGACCTGGAAATTGGCTTGCTGCTCCAGGTGTTGTATGTAGAAGCTTGACAGTGTAAGGATTACCTTGTGCGTCTTTTGTTTGAATTTCACCGTAACCTTTGTTGGGAGTATACACATCACCAGGTAAGGCGGACCACGCTAACTTAGTACCTTGGGGAACACCGAAATCAACTCCCTTATGCTCCGTAGAAGCGCCTGTAGTAGGCGCCTCTCGGTGACCAAACTTCGATGTAACGGGGTAAGCCTCGGACCAGTTAACTCCTTGTTGAGAATATAAAGGCGTTTTGTTTTGGCCAACAAGGATTCGATTCAGTAAAAACGCCCTAGCAGTTTTAGGATCTAAGTAATTACCGCCAGCATCTTGAACACCCACGTGTAAGTGTGGGCCGGTGCTCGCAAAATCAGCGCCGGGGGGAGCAATGCTTCCTACGTCAAAAATGCCTGCCATCAGCCGTACTCAACATTTCCTCCAGAAAACGCTGCTTGCAGCATTGCCAATGGGTTAAATGAAGATTTAAATTCTGGTGCTTGTTCAGTTGCTTTAGGAATCCAAGACTTCAAAAAATCTTGCGCATCTTGATCACCACCGTTCATATAAATGTTATAAACATTTCCGGGTTGATTTTGCTGGTTTGTTGGAGCAACAGTGCTAGGAGCAACTGGCAACCCTGCCCCGGCTTTTTGAACTTGACTTAAAGCTGCTTTGAAAGAAGGGGTGCCATAAGTAGACCATGCTGTCCAACCTGAAGAATCTTTTACGGTTTTTGCTGCACGTGCGTTAATTTGAGGATCAAGAAGTTGATTATAATTACTAAGACCGAACTGCTTGAGTCGCGCAGGTCCTAGAGACCCGATCATGTTGATCTGCCCTAGGCCGTAAGAATTGTCGCCAGTGGCCGCATTTTTGTTATGGGCTATAGGGTTTCCGCTTGATTCCGCCAGCATGAGAGCTGCCATGGTTTGCGCATCCTGAGGCTTAAACCCTGCCCTCAGGTTTAACTGAACAAGTTGTGAAGGAGTAAGTGCCATAACTACAGGCTTAGCGGAAGCTGGTCGCGAACATAAGACGAGTGCCAACAGCAACGTCAGCCGGACCAGGAAGGGCTTGGATGAACTCAGCGCCTTCTCGATCAAACCGATACCGAGCTTGCTCTGGGTTTCGATAATTGGGAACATACAGATGGAGAGCTAGTCGATCCGTCTCGTATATATAAATTGTTGTCCAGGTTTTCAGGGTCTCTTTAAAATCTGTAGTCGCAATCGTACGTGAAACATCACCCGCGATGTTTTCAATACGATTTTTGGGGACAAAAAAATTATTTACACTGCCCGTCATGTCGGTCTCCTTTTCAGCGTAGTCGCACCGACTTACCTGTTCAACAATTTTTGTATACCAGAACGAATCTGGAATGTTGTTCACCGATTCCTCCAATCGGGCTTGATCGCCAGCAGGGACAGATGTGTTGTTATATCCCAGGTGCCAGCGAACTTTTGACTGGAGGAAAGTGTCAAGTTGCATTACTTAACAACGACGAACGAATGAGCACACTAAGTGTTGTGCGCTTGACTTATTCTACACGGATAAGATTTTCAGAAATAATTTGATCCCAATCAACACGTTTAATGGTTTTAAGTTGATCTAATCGAACAAATTTCTCGCCTGACATAGAAGTTTGTAAATCTTTAATATCGCGTGCTGTTTTCAAGCCAACCCCCGGTAGCGCGTCAGCAATTTGACGCGCACTAGCAGTATTGAGATTCAAACGTGTGTCCACAGGGAAAGTTTCTTTGTTGGCTGGCTTGGGAGGATTTACCCCATCAGCCCTGAGCTCTTCTTCCAAACGCTCTTCATTGCGAATTTTTTCATTAGAAGCATCTAGATGTACTTCAAGATCTTCTTCTTCCACATAATGGACTTCATCTTGCGAATCAACACACATCATGATGCCTTCCCCGTGCATGGAGACAACTTCAAGCAGAGCACCGGTTGGCTTATAGCGGTAGAGCATAGTTAATTTGAGACTACCCTCAGGATACCAAAATAAACCTCACGTGACAACACATAAAAAACGGGCCCCGAAAGACCCGTTAATATTGAAATGAAGGAGTTTAAATCAGCTATCGTTGCCGCCGACTTGCGAAGCAAAGTCAATGAAGCCTTGGATGTCACTCCAGGCAACAGCATTAGAAGGCTGAAGCACGTTCAAACGACAGACGATGTAGGCTTGACGACCGCCGTTGATGTCAGCAGCAGAGATGCCAATACCACCACCGTTTGCAGTGGTAGAAGTTAACGCCGTGGTGTTAAAGACCTGCCAAGTTGTGTTAGCAGTGACCTTATACATCATTGAGTTGGCAAAATCGGTGTTAGCGATTGAACCGGAAACGCTAGTGACAAACGGAGCAACTGCGCCACTGGTGGTAATAGACAGCGAACCAGAACCACTGGGGTTGTAGTAAGTGTTAGTACCATCTGCAGACACAGATGTGTTGAGATCGCTTGTACCTTGAGGAATAACCGCAGCAGCATTAGTACCAAGGTTAGCGTAGTTGGTGCTGTTTGTTGCAGCAGCCGTGATATACGCACTAGCGGCGTTGATACCAGTGGCCTGAGTAGCGGGGATGCCGACAGGAACATTGGTAGGCGACGCGCCACCTTGAGAAGGCTGGAACGACAGGATTTCCGTTGTGTTCTTGAACTGCAGGTCAGCAGTAACCGGGTTGGCGGGGAAGCCAGGGTTAAAGCTGGTGGGTTGGCTGGCAGTCAGGAACGGAGGATAAGGTGTACTCAGCACTGTAGGCAGAGATGCACTGTTAACTGGAATATCCTGGGCAATGGCCATGGATGCTCCATACACATACGCAGGCTGCGTAGTGCTTGCGTAGACAACCATCGAGGTGAGGTTATCACGCACGCGATCGTCTGTACGACGATCCGGCGAAGGAATCGTCAGGTTGAAGTACTTGCTGCTAGCAGAGAAAGCAGAAGTTGTGGCTCCGGAGTTGATAGGCACATAGCCAATTAACTCGTATAACGAGAAGCCAGGCCAGCCATACACGCCTTCATAGTTGTAGGACGAGAGGCGGTTAACCTGTGCGCCGGGTTGCAGGATGTTACCTGCTTGGGATTTGTAAGTTGCCATTGTTAGTTACCTCCGTATCAGATGATGGTGAAAGCAGAGGTGATGAAGTCCTTGTTCAGGTTAGCAAAACCG